ATTTCATAGGGAGAGTTCCTTTATATTTTTTTAAGAAGGGAAAACAAATTGTAGTTGCAAGTGAATTAAAAACAATTACAAAATCCTTGAATATCAATGCCTCCGATGTTGTATTAGTAGATCCTGGTTGTTACTATGAATTTGATTATGTAACAGGGGAACTAGTGAAAACAAAATTTTACGTGTTTCCTGCTATGACAGATATTGAAGACATGAAAGAAGAAGAAGTAATAGATGGTATTAGAGATTTGTTGACCGAAGGTGTACACAATGAATTAATTTCAGATGTTCCAGTATGTACAATTTTGTCTGGCGGTGTAGATTCAACTATTGTCACTTATATACTTAAACAAAAAATTCCAGACCTACAGGCTTTTGTGGTTAGTGTCGGTGATACTGGTAAGAAGGATGATTTATATTATGCCCGAATGGCAAGCAAAGAAATAGGTGTTCCACTTCATGAAGTGATTATTGATGAAGAATGGGTTGAACAAAATATTAGTGAAGCAGTCTATGCAGTCGAAGATTTTAATTGGACACAAGTTTCACCGGCGGTTGCCCAATTAGCACTTGCTAAGAGAATTCGTGAAGAGGGGTTTAAGGTTGTTTTTGGTGGAGAGGGTAGTGATGAATTGTTTGCATCTTATGGTCATGTATTTGCGTGGAACTATAAGGATAAAGATTACATTAGAGAAAGATATAAATTAGTAATGAATCTTCATAAGAATAATTTAATACGTACCAATAAAGCAATGATGTATGGTGGGACAGTTGAATTAAGAACACCATTTCTACACAAAGATTTGGTTGAGTTTTGTTTGAGAATACCACCAAAATATAAAGAAGACGGACCGATGTGGAAACCAATGTTAAGAAAAGCCTTTGCCGGAAAGCTTTCAGATGAACTTTTGTTTAGACCCAAAAAAACCTTCCAAGATGGTTGTCATACTATTTACCTCAAGAATCATAAAGAACGAATTAAAGAATCGTATTTGTCACACTATGAACAAAGAAATCCTTTAGAGAGTTTTTTAGCATAATAAGGTGGGGGTCCCAGATAGGGGTTCTGGCCCTTAGATCTCTGCCTTTTTTACTTTTTAAGTTACATTTTTAATATTATGTTAACTTGGTATCTTATTGTTATTGTTACATAATTAAAAACGTACTTGTAAATATTTTTTATTTTTGTAAATTTCCTGTTTTTGACCTATAACATACTGATATTATTTTAAAATAATAATTCTATAAACACTTGACTTTCAGCCCGGAATAGCTTAAACTATAAGTGTAGTTTAAAAAGAGATGGGGATGTACCCAATTTTCTATTAGACTTTTCCCAAACGAGAAATAATTATGATGAAAATTGACCTAACAGGAACACACGAAGAAAATATGACTGCAATAAACAATGCAGAAATATCGGAGGGGTTCAAAGCTCACATCCGAAAGGAACTACAGGAACAGGTAGACAGGTGTCTGAGTTCTTGTTTTGGAGTAGACTTGGATATTGAACACGAAAAAAACAGTATACCACTTTGTGAACTTATCCCAAAGGGTATGACCATCAAAGAGTATTTCGGAAAGGAGCAAAGGCTACTGAGAGGTGAAAACATCAGTTACGTGAAGTTCGATAAAGATGGATATCAATGATTAAAGAAATTACAATAGGTGAAGAAACGTTAGAAATTGATTTGGAAGGAGCACCACTATGGAAGGTGTGGCTCCTCCACATTGTTCTGCTTGTTCGTTTCGGAAAACTTTTGAGAGAACAAAAATAAATGCAAAAAGTTTGTATAAACACTTGACTTCCTGGCCCATTTACTGTATAATAATAGATGAAGATGGGGATTAACCCTTTCTTGTTTTAACCTGAATGAGAAAATGATTATGACTAAAGAAGAATTTGTTGCTAGTATTCTCGCCAAGAGGGCAGAGAAAAAACTGAATGACTATGTAGAGGGAGTTCTTGTAGGTATGAGTGAGAAAGACCTTGATTGTTCCAAGATTGGGGAAGATGAAATCTTTGACTTCAGGGTTACAGATAAGTCCTAATGAAAAATAAACTTTTAATTGAGAGAATATTATGGCAATGAGAGTAACATATCATAAGGCTGTTGAAGTTGACTTTTTTCGACAAACTTCTAACGGAAATTTACTTAGGAGATCAGAAATTGAAGAAGGTCTAGTTGATACACATCAATATGCTTGGGTAAGAGAAGGTTTGGATTTTCCTACTTTTCTTGCTGAGTTTTATTGTAAAACTATACAAGATAGACATTTTCAAGATGATAGAACAAGATGGGAAATGAAAGATGTATTAGAATTTCTTGAAAGCTGGGTTTGTGGTAGACAACAAGTTACAGTTACGTTGGCAGATAATGTAATGTGTAGAGATTCATTTAGAAAAAACTCACAGGGTTATCGATATTTTGATGATATTCTAAACTTTAAACATGAAAACAATGAAGGTAGAAATTTAGATTGGGAAATCACCGAATGGCTCTGGACAGGCATTGATGCCTTTAATCGTAGTTATTGGTTATGGGAGTTTTTACATGATAGAGTAGCACTACCAAAAGGAAAATACGAAGTATTAGATGGAACGCAGGCAACTGTAGAGAAAGAAAGTCGGGACAAAAACGGAACGTTGATCAAAGGTAATGATACGTGGAGTACCTTACCTGAGGAGTTAAGAGAAAAAATTCTACTCAAAAATAGAATAGATGTTAAGGTTTATACAAATGTTGAATTACATGGAATGGCAGAAATATGGAGAGATCTTAATCAAAAGACTACAGGACATAACTATACAGAAATTGTTGGTGCCGCGGCATTAGCAGCATGGGGTGCAGAAGCCCTTACTTATTGGTTGATGAGCGAGGCGGAAAAAATACATGATTACTGTCTTGCTACTAGTTTAGGTGGTCAAGGTTGGCAAACCGATACATTTAAAGGAATATATCGCCGTGGTGATGTAGAATTTTTTACTCTTGGAGCGGTATGGACAATAGGGGGAAAACTTACTGTAAATAAAAAGATAATAAAAGATTTTGTTTGTGGAGATCCCGATGTATCATCTCAATTCAGTCCAAAAATGCAGAACAGAGTTGAAGATGTTTTTAAACAATTTATGGGGATTTGTGATGTAATAGATTTTTCATCAAGAAATCGAATATTGAATTTAGGATCAGTCAGATATAATATTTTAATAATTCTTTGTTGGATGAAGAGGAATGATCTTAAGCCGGGAACTAACTTTTATGAGGAAGTGGGGAATTGGTTTAGACAATTAGAAGAAACCATGAGAAAAGGGGGTCCAAGAGCATCCGAACCTATATGGGTTTCTGACGATGTTGGACAGGAAAATACGTGGACTAAAACTTGTGGTGGTGTAGATGATCCTCAGTTAAAAATTAGAGAAGATTTTTTAGTCACAGAATTGGAAAAAGCTGGGTTTCTAAAAAATAGTGTTATTGTAGATTCCGCCCGCCGTAAAACTATTGGAGATTTTTCAACTGGTTCTATCAGAGTATCTTGGGAAAATCAAGGTGGTACACATTCAGAACCAGCTGGATGTTGTGGTAAAGATGGTACTGGTTGTCCACATGGAACAACTTTTGATTGGTCACAAACAACTACTAAGTCGGTTCATTCAGATCATATTATTCCAGCAGCAAAAGGTGGGTTATCGATTGCAATGAATTGTCAAATATTGTGTAGTAAATGTAATCAGGGAGCCAGCGATAAATTTGAAGATGAAATTATTATAGATGAACATGGTACAGTAAACCATGAAGAAACTTTACAATTGAGGGAGGAAAGAATCTCAAAGCATAAATAATTTCATGGACAAAGAAGAAGCAAGAAATATATCACAACTTTTCAGAGATTATGATGGAGAAGTCCAGATTAATCCATTCGCAAAGGTTCATTGGGGGAAGATTAATCATCATGCCCTCAATGGAAGTTTATATGTTGACAATGATAAAAACTATGGTATAATAGGTAATACATCTAAAACAAATAGATCTGTACGAGATTTTTCTAACGGCGTAGTTGGAAACATTAAGAAGGGTGATGTTTGTATTAATAGATTTTTCTATAAAGAAGGTTATCATGATCATGTGAAAAATTACATTTCGGAAATGAGAAAGTCGCCATTTGGTGAACGTGATGTTTGGTTTACTCATGTTAATATGGAACATAAACCAGACAAAGATATTGCCGAATCGTTTAATGCCTCATGGATATCTTCAAGAATTGATGCCGTTGCCGCAGAGGTTAGAGGTATCTATTATTCCGGAGAACAAAAACAAACAGGATTAAAACAATATGAAGACATCCCTTGCTGCAAGTTGGATTACCCTTACATTAATGGTTTGGATGATTTTGTGTCTGAACTCGATGATTTTGTAAAAGATGACTGGGGAATAGCTGACCATCAAAAATCATACGGAGGAAAAGATCATACTTGGACTTCTATTGAAATTATACCATTGATAGTCACGTATGGTACTAAGAAAGCTAAACAAGGACAAAGGGGAGAGTTAAATGAAGAGTACACTAAACGGTTTCCAATTATTGAGAAAATAATTAATTCAATAACTTCTCTTGATGATTGCTTGTGGTTAGCAGTTGCTAAAGTTTCTCCAAAAGGTGGTAATATAACAAGACATAGTGATAAAGGAATAGATAAAATGAATGCCGGAATACAAATTGGTAAGACGGCAAGAATACACTATTGTCTACGATCAAATCCTGAAGCATACTTTGAACTACAAGACCTTCAGGGAGGAACTAATATATATTACATGAAGCAGGGTGAATATTGGTATATGGACAAAAGAAAACCACATTCTGTATATAATAAGGGTGATACTTCTAGGTATCATATGATTTTTGATATGAAAATAACACAAACTGTGCTAGATAATTTGATAATATGAAAAATAAAATAGGTCCATTTGAATTTATAAAATCTATTAATGAGCATAAAAATATCATGAAAGATGGTGATCCTATGACTGAAAAGGACTATATTCCATTCCTTATCAATCGTGGATTAAGTTTTTTTCAAGATACGGTTATACAAGTCAATGAAATGAATAGGTTACACTTCCTTGATAACAAACTCCAATTCGATTATTTACTAAATAACATTAGACCAAGAAAACGTTGGTCTAAATGGTTGAAGCCAGACAAAATTGATAATCTAGAATTAGTCAAAACATATTTTGGTTTCGGTAATGAAAAAGCAAAAGAAGCTTTAGAAGTTCTCACTAACGAGAACATCGATGTTATTAAAAGTAAACTTGCAGAAGGTGGAATGGAGAAATCAAATGAACGCACTCATCGAAGAGATGGTTGAATGTACTCTAGCAGAACCAGATGACTTTTTAAAGATTAGAGAAACCCTTACAAGAATTGGAGTTGCGTCAAGAAAAGACAAAACGCTGTTTCAATCTTGTCATATATTACATAAACAAGGACGATATTATATTGTCCATTTTAAAGAATTGTTTGCACTTGATGGCAAACCTACTAACTATTCAGAAAATGATCAAGCGAGAAGAAACACAATAGCAAACCTATTGGCAGAATGGGGTCTTATTAAATTAGTAACCCCTGATCAAACAACTACTAATGTAGTTCCTTTAAATCAATTAAAAATTCTTGCATATAAAGAAAAAGATGAGTGGGAACTAACCGCCAAATATAATATTGGAAGCAAAAAAGTGAATTATGAGCACAACAGCGAAGAACAAAGTAGAAAAGAAGAATAATACCTCTACATTATCAAAATCACCAATGAATGAAGAAAAATTAAAATTCTTCAAATTAAACGATACAGTACAATTACCAACATTTGCTACAAGAGAATCGGCATGTTTCGATTTCTATGCAAATTTGGTTGAAGGTGGTGAAATAGAGTATTTTCAAGCAATCTCTACTAAATCAGTACCACGGCGGATTGCTTTTGATATAAATAAGAGTAATACGTTTATACAGCTCAATAATATGGAAAGAATGTTGATCCCTACAGGACTTATCGCAGATATTCCAGTAGGCTTTTCAGTTCGACTACATTCAAGGTCTGGTCTGGCATTTAAACAGGGAGTTTATCTCGCAAATTGTGAGGGAATTATTGACAGCGATTATGTCGATCCCATTTTTGCAATGGTTACGAATATCAGTAACGTACCCGTGAGAATTTATAATGGAGACAGAATATGCCAAGGAGAACTGGTTCGATGTGAAAAATATACATTGAATGAGTCTGATGAAGCCCCCACTCAAAAAACAGATAGAGATGGTGGGTTTGGTTCAACTGGTACGTAGTTTTTTACTTACCAATGTCTTTAAATTTATAACGGAGTAAAAATGTTAGAAAAAGCAACAGGCTGGATTAAGAGCCTAACAGAAGCAGGTCTTGCGTTAATCGCATTAGGCGTGGTTCTTCAAATCATTTTTGGAGCAGCGGTTCCTTTCATTGGCATTGATGTCATTGGTTCAGTTACCGGATTAGTTAAATCACTCGGAAGCGAAGGCCTAGTTGGTCTAGTTGCCATTTGGGTACTTTGGGGTATTTACCAGAAGTAGTCACTTGACAAATTCAAAAAGTATGTTATAATATAGTAAGTGATTTTTATATTATGGAAATACAACTGAAAGGGGTGCTGGTAATCACTTGCGTGTCCACACCCCTTTCTTTTATATTATGAATGAAAATTGGTTAATTGAAACAAACGAAATGGAAACAAAATTTAAATTAGTTGTAAAAAACTCGGGCAGTTATACTGCCGATTCTTTTTTAGAGTTAATTTGGATAGTTTTTAAGCATCGATGTCAGCATCTTTTAAAAGGAGATGGCTTCATCGATTGAGGTTGTCCATAGTGGAAACCTCGACAAGATCACCCGCTCTAGCGAATGAGGGGTGAATTTTAAATATTCTCGCTTTATAAGGAGGAATAATGGTACAATTTCGCGCATCACATATGCCCACAAACTTTGGGGATATAGAAAGAGCTCTAGGATTTTCTATAGGGTTCGATTCAATGTTTGACCGTTTGCTTGGAGATTCCACGCAACATGTTACAAACAGTCAAGGGTTTCCCCCATACAACATCCGAAAAGACGGAGACACCAAGTACTTCATTGAAATGGCCGTTGCTGGTCTTTCAGAAGAGGATCTTGAAGTCGAATTAAAAGAATCCGTTCTACAAATTCGGTCTAAGCAATCAACAGAAGATGAAGCTAATTATGTTCATCGTGGGATTGCCAAGAGAACATTTGAAAGGGCTTTCACTCTTTCTGATGATATTGTTGTAAAGGGTTGTGACCTTACTAACGGAATGTTAACCGTTGAACTTGAGAGAGTAATTCCAGAGGAAAAACGAGCACGTTTAATTCCTATTGGAACTAAGAAACTCAAGTCGATTAACTAATTCGATGCGCCCATCAGTATTTTATACTGGTGGGCTTTTTAGTTCACTAAATATTACAGAAACAAAAACCTTACATTAGGAGAAAAAATGTGTAATAACGAAGAATGTAAATGCGAAAACTGTACTTGTGAACCTTGTACATGTACAGCAGAAAATCAATGTGGATGTGAATAATTATGGAGAAAAATTATGTTACCATTAGCGGGACTATTATTTAATGTTATTTCTAGCCTTGTCGTAGACAAAGCAACAGATTTAGCAACTGAACATGTGGAAAATATGTTAGAAGATATCCTTCCAGAAAGTGCTAAAAAAGAATTGGATAAAATCATAAAAGAAGATTCACACCATACTTTTGACAATGCAAAAGATGCATTGATGGGTGCGGTTGAAGGCAAACTACCTATTCTTAAGGCAGATGGAACACTCAAACCAATAGAAATATCATTTAAAGTTACGTATGATCCCACATCTGGATCAGTTGACATAGAAAAAGAATAAGGAGATTATGACTGAAAGAATAAGATTATCTAAAAACTTTTCGTTATCTGAAATGGTAAAAAGTTCTACCGCCGAAAGATTGCGTGTGGACAATTCACCTAGTGATATTCATCTTGTGAATCTAACACATCTTT